CCGGCTTCTATTCCGGCAGTTCCCTGGCGGCTCCCTGCGCGTAGTCGCGGCGCGCAGCCCTAGGAACCTGCGCGCGCACTCCGCCCGCGTCGTGGTGATGGATGAGTGCGACGCCTTCGAGCCGACAGCGGAGGGCAACCCGGTCCTACTCGCCGAGCGGCGCAGCATGAGCTTCCGCAATCGGAAGATCATTATCGGCTCGACCCCGACCACCAGCACGACGAGTCACGTCCACGCCGCTTATGAGCGCAGCGACCAGCGCATCTATGAGTGCCGCTGCCCGTCGTGCGGCGAGTTCGCCGAGGTGCGGTGGAAGGACATCAAGTGGCCGGAGGCCAAGCCGGCCGAGGCCGCCTGGTGCTGTCCATCCTGCGGCGTGCTGCACGACGAAGCGCACAAGCCCGCCATGGTGCGCGAGGGCCGGTGGACCATCACGCGGCCGGACGTGAAGGGTCACGCGGGCTTCCGCGTGTCGTGCTTGATCGCACCGCATCCCGCCGCAGCCTGGCCGGCGCTCGCCGCCGAGTTCCTGGACGCGAAGAAGCGGCCGGAGGATCTGAGAACGTTCATCAACGTGGTCCTGGCCGAGCTATGGGACGACGGCGACACGGAAGGCGCGATCGACCCTTCGGGCTTGCTCCCGATGGCGGCGCCGATCGGCCTGGATCGCATCCCCGCCAGCGTGCTGTTCCTGTGCAGCGGCGCCGACGTGCAGGGCGATCGCATCGAGATCACCACCATGGGCTTCACGGCCGAGGACGAATGGCTTGTGCTCGACCATCGCATCCTGGCCGGGAGCCCGTTGCAGGATGCTGTCTGGCACGACCTCGCGGACCACCTGCGCGAGACCTACCGGCGCGAGGATGGCGTGACGATCGGCCGCACCATGACCGCGATCGACGCTGGCGACGGCAACACTCAGGCGCGCGTCGAGATGTTCTGCAGGACGCAGCCCGCCTGCGTCGCCATCAAGGGCGTGCCCGGCGCCCGCCCCCTGGTCACGCGCAGCGAGTCCAAGCGGGTGCGCCTATGGCTTGTCGGCGTGGACGTCGCGAAGCAGCGACTACATGACCGCATGAGCCGCGCAACGGGCTTCGCGTTCAACGCCGAGCTGCCGGAGGAATGGCGGCTGCAGATGACCAGCGAGCGCCGCGTGATCCGCTACCAGCGCGGCCAGCCCGTGGCGATGTGGCAGCGCATCCCCGGCCGGATGGCCGAGGCGCTCGACGCCGCGGTCTATTCACTGGCGGCGCGTGCCCTGGTCCACACGCCGCCCAGCCGGAGGGCGGACGAGCTGCGCGGGCACACCCCGCCGCCCGTCCTGCCAAGCGTGATTCGGTCTAGGTGGTTGTCGGGCGGCTGATCCGCTCCGCCGCCTGGCGCGCCAGCCGCAGCACGGCGACCTCGGCCTCTACCGGCAGGGCGAGAGTCCCGCCGCGCTCGGCGGCGGAGTGTTCAAGTAACCGTAGGGCGGCTGCGATCGACTCTGCGGTATCCATGACCTCGTGCTTTTCCATTGTCCGCGCCTCCTATTGCGCCAGACAAAGAAAACCCGAGTCTCTCTGAAACACCACCCCACGTTTGTCTGTTGAGACTCACTGTCCTGTTGAGACTGCGGACATAAAAGAGGCCGGGCCGTTCTTAGGCGGCCCGGCCAAGTCTCAACAGCACAGAAGGAACGCCGGGTGAGCGGACCCGACCGGGACGGTATGGCGCATTTCGCTGGACTCCGCAATTAGAAAAGTGCAAATCGTATTGCAGATACGGAGCTGGCCATGACCGACACCGACCTCCCGCCCCCGCTGTTCATCCGCCAGAAGGCCGGGCCGGCCTTCACGCTGCGCGCCGTCGCGCAGGCGATCACGGGGCCGAAGGATGACCCGGTGCAGATGTACAACCGGGTTCGCGGCTTCGCGCAGCGCGCCTTCATCCATCGCGCGACGAAGGGCGACGACAGCGGCGCCGCTCGCTTCCACGTCGAGGACATCGCCGCGGCTGCGGTGCTGTCGGCGCTGCTCGACTTCGGCCTCGAGATGAGCGCCGAGGCATCGCTCGCGCTCTACTCGTGGTCGCCTGACAACCCCGTGCCCGCGGTCGGTGCGGTGTCCAACCCGATCCGCTCCGCCCTGGCGTGGACCAGCCGCGGCGGCTTCTGGGTGTTGAAGACGACGATGTACCGCCACACGCAGACCGGCGACACGCGCCGCGTCGTGCAGGTTTACGACGCGGCGCAGCCGGAGCCGACGCCGGACAATCTCGACCCGGCCATGATGCCGGTGGGGTCCGCCTTCATCCACCTGGCGCCGCTACTCCTGCCGCTGCTGCGCCTGGTCGAGAAGCCGCGCGCCGATCGGCACTGACATGGCGCTCCCGCGCTTTCTCGATCGACTCCTCGGCCGCGTCGCGCCACCCGTTCGGACGCGCGGCTTCGAGGCTGGCCGCCCGCCCGGCACGCGGTGGAACGATCGGCCGTTCGGCCCGATCAATTCGGAGATCGGCGTTTCGGCCTCGGCGATCCGCCGCCGCGCGCGGGCGGCTGCGGCAAACAATCCGCACTTGGCCGCCGCCGCGTCCGCATGGGCAACCAACTTGGTCGGCTATGGCGTCCAGCCGACGCCGCAGCACGCGGACGCCGCCGCACGCGCCGCGTTGCTCGACTACTGGCGTGTCTGGACGCCGCGCGCGGACCTGGCGGGCATCCTCGCCATGCCTGCGATCCTGGAAACCGCCGCCCGCGCACTGGTAGTGGATGGCGAAGCGTTCTTCCGGCTGATCGCCACCAGTGACGGCCTCCGGCTTCAACAGATCCCGGCGGAACTGGTGAGCGACGAAAGCCGCGAACTGGCCGGCGGTGGTGCGATCGTCAACGGCGTGGAGCTGGACGCCACGGGCCGCCGCGTGGCGTTCTGGATCTATCCCGCATCGCCGCTGCTGAATGGCGTGCTGTCGCCTGTCCGAATCCCGGCTTCGGAAATCCTGCACGTCTTCCGGCCGCTGCTCCCTGGTCAGACCCGTGGCGTGTCCGGGTTCGCGCCGGTGCTGCTTCGCGCGCATGAACTGGACCAGCTCTGCGACGCCTTGCTCGTGGGCGCGAAGATCGGCGCCATGTTCGCGGGTGTCGTCACGGACATGAACGCGACCGGGCCGAACCCCTTCACCGCGGATGCCGAGCGAAACGGAAATGATTTTCAGAGCGGGCTTGAGCCCGGCACGTTGAAGGTTCTGCCGAGCGGGTTCGACGTGAAGTTCGGAGTCCCGCGGCAAGCGCAACAGACAGCCGAGTTCGTCCGCCACCAGATCCGCAGCATCGCCGCCGGCCTCGGCCTGCCCGCGCACCTAATCAGCGCGGACCTGTCCGAAGCGAATTACGGCAGCCTGCGCGCCGGCATGATCGCGTTCCGGCAGGCCGCCGAGGCCGTGCAGCACAACTGCCTGGTCCCGATGCTGTTGCAGCCGACATGGGAGCGCCTGGTCGCGCTCGGCACCCTGCGCGGCGACCTGGTGGACCTAGGCGACGATGCGTTCCGCGTCGATTGGCTGTTCCCGCGCGCGCCTTGGCTCGACCCGCAGAAGGACGCGCAAGCCGAGGCCGCCATGATCGCCGCCGGCCTCAAGTCGCGCCGGCAGGCCGTGGCCGAACTCGGATTCAGCGTGGAGCAACTCGACCAAGAAATCGCCAGCGATCGCCAGCGCGAGACCGCGCTCGGCCTGTCGTTCGGCGCCGCACCCGCCACCACGACGGAGCCGCCCGCCAATGACTGACATCGTGCTGCGCCGCGGGCTGCGGCTGGTCCCGTCCACACTCAACCGCGAGGCCGGCACCGTTGAGGCGGTGCTGTCCTCCGGCGCAGGCGTGCAGCGCCGCGATGCCCGAGGCGCCTTCACCGAACGACTGAGCACGGCCGCAGGGGCCGTGGTGCTGCACACCGAGCGCCTGCCCGTCCTCGACTCTCACCGACAGGGCAGCATCGCCGACGTGCTGGGCTTCGTGACTGACGTTCGCAGCGCGGACGGCGAGATACGCGCCACCCTGCACATCACCTCACCCGCTGCGCTGGCACTGATCGAGTCCGGTGCGCTGTCGGGCGTGTCCATCGGCTACCGCGTGTCGCCACCCGACTGGACCGAAGGCGAGGGCGGGCGAGTGCGCACCGCGCGCCGTTGGACCTTGCTCGAGGTGAGCCTAGTTCCTGTGCCGGCAGATCCCGGCGCCATTCTTCGGAGTTCCGATATGCCGGACGCCAATATCGACCCGCAGCCCGAGACGCAGGACCGCGCCGCGACCAACGGCCAGATCCGCAGCCTGGCCACGCGCCACAACCTCGGCGCCACCTGGGCCGATGGCCAGATCGACGCGGGCGCGGATATCGAGGCCGCACGCGCCGCCGCCCTGGCGGAACTGGAGCGCCGCGCCGACGCCGCGCCGCGCATCCGCACCCATGTCGGCGAGTCCAATGACGACCCGGCGGTGGTCGCCACGCGCTGCGCCGACGCGCTCACGCACCGCATGGGCGCCCTGGCCGAGCTGCCGGAGCCCGCGCGCCAGTACCGCGGCCTCGGCTTCGCGGGACATGCCCGCGTGATGCTGGCTGCGCGTGGTGAGCGTGTCGTGAGCCTGTCGGACGAGGCGGTCCTGACCCGCGCCATGACGACCGGCGACTTGCCGAACCTGCTGACCGGCACCGGCAACCGCGCGCTCCTGGCGTCCTACACGGCCGCAGTCAGCCCGGTCTTGGCCTTGTTCCGCCGCACCGAGGGCCGCGACTTCCGCACGCTGCACCGGCTGCGCCTCGGCGAGCTGTCGCTTCTGGACGAAGTGCCCGAGTCCGGCGAGGTGAAGCACGGCGGCATCGGCGAGAGCGCCGAGTCCTTCGCCATCAAGTCCTACGCCAAGCTGTTCGCCCTGACCCGGCAGGCGATCATCAACGACGACCTCAACGCCTTCGGCCAGATGATGCAGATGCAGGGCCGGCAGGCGGCGGAGACGCTCAACGCCGCCGCGGTCGGGCTGCTGACGCAGGGCAGCGGGCTGGGTCCGATCATGTCGGACGGCCAGCGCATGTTCCACAGCTCGCACGGCAACGTCGCCACTACCCCGGCCGCGCCTGGCGAGTCCGCCTTCGCCGCCGGCCTTGCCGCGATGCGCGGCCAACGTGGCCTGGATGGCGTGAGCCCGATCAATGTCGTGCCGCGCCACCTGGTGGTCTCGCCTGAGTTCGAGGTGGATGCCTCGCACGCACTGGCGGAGATCTTCCCCGTGTCCGGCGAGAACGTGAACAGCCTCGGCCGCACGCTCACGCTCATGGTCGAGCCCCGCCTGTCTGG